CAGTTAGCGTTCCTTCGACAGAAGACTTGGCGAGAATGTCATGGAGTGAGGTACACAACTTGGCAACGAGGGCCTTCAACCCGGAGTGAGGTGAAAAAATATGGCAAGAGACTACGTACGAACAATAACAGACATGGAGCGCTACTACTACGGCGCCGGAAACGCAATGGGATACTCCTACTCAGGTAGCGAGTTACTCAAGGCTGACAGCCCTATGCTGTCCACGACTGCTGGTACATACCAAGCAATCTACGGACGCAAGGTCTGGTCGCAACTGAACCAAGAGTTCAACGCTTTCAGCATACTACCAAAGAGACCTTGGGACAGGAGCGGTTGGAGAGTCATCACTGACAAGCCAAACTCTGGACTAGTACACGGCGGTGTCGCAGAGAACGCAACACTACCTGAGACCGTGAGGCCAATCTTCCAGCACATCGCTGCAAAGCCAAAGACAATCGCACACACGTTCGATATGTCCGAGACGGCTATCTTCCTAGCAGACAGGGACGACGGATTGGGAGACATCCGAGCAGTCCTCAAGGAGGAGATGGGCAAGCACCACGCTGAGATGGTCAACAAGATGCTTCTTGACGATGTTGACGACAAAGCAAACAACAACTTCGAGTCCTTGGACCGAATCACCGCAGCACACGCAACCATGGGACAGGACACCAACTGGGTGGACGTCGTTGCCGACCTAGATATCTACTCGATAGACAGGTCCGGTAACTCATGGTCAGACGCAGAGACCAACGTCGGCTCCGGCGGAACCGACAGGACACTGTCCCTAGACCAACTGGACACATTGTTCCAGCAAATCTGGGAGCGCGGTGGCAACCCCAAGGTCATGCTAACTGGATACGACACTCTGATGAGACTACAGCAACTGCTACAGTCCCAGCAGAGGTTCATGGAGGAGAAGAGAGTCACACCAACCTACAACGGCGTGAAGGGTGTACCCGGTATGGAAGCCGGATTCATCGTAGCGACCTACAACGGTGTGCCAATCATCCCAACCAAGGATATGCCTGACGACGGAAACCTATCCAAGATTTACTACCTAGACACCGACTATCTCTACTTCAGCACTGCTATACCAACGCAGTACTTCGAGAGCGGTATCGAAACCGGCGACCCGTTCGCCATCAACAGATTGGGCCAAGAGGGGCTCTACCGAACCATGGGTGAGGTATGGACCACTTTCTTCGGAGCACAAGGGAGTATTCGCAACCTAAAGTGAGGTTGCAAGTGGAGATAATTAAGAGGTGAAAAATACATGGCAGAACAATTAGTACTAAGCGGAACAGCAACAGCAACCCTAGTAGGGGCATGGGAACTCAGAGCGGGTTCGCATGACACGACAGAGCATCTAGCAAGAGGGAGCACATATCCGGGTAACTTGGATGCTTTCAAAGCCCTAAACGGCGATGACAGCGCTTCTGGAGATGCAGCAAACGGATATGACCCAGCACCGAAGATGGCATTGATTACCTTCACAGGTGGTGCAGATGACCAAACAATCATCCTTAGTGGTGGAATAAGCAGCATTTTGACTGTATTCATCCAAGAGAATGACGCAACACCAGTGAACGATGCACACGCAAGCAACAACATGGCTCTTGACATCTCAAGAAACGGTTTGACTCTCAAACTACACGTAGTGGGTGGAGCAAGCGACGTTGTTGGCGACATCATGGTGATGTACAACTGAGGTGACCTTTCGTGCCCTACCTAACCTACAAAGGGCCCTTCTATGAGAGGAGGAGCCCTGACCGTACCGTCCCCGCCTTCAGGCGTGGGGACCGCAGGGAAGTCACCCAAGAGTGGCTCAATGCACACCGTAGGAAAATCAGTGACATGGTATATCTGATTGAGGGAGACGAAGGAGTTCATCTTGACACAGGCAGCGACGGCATACCCGACATGGGTTGGACCAAAGCCAAAATCGTAGAATGGCTAGAGGACAACGGAAGCAGCGTGGGTGGAGGATACAGAACCAAATCCAAACTACTGGAGATGGTCGATGCGGTCCTCAACCCACCTGCACCCGTACCCGATGTGCCATCCGAGGTTGAGGAAGCCGTCGATGAAATAGTTGAGGAACAAACACAGGAGGAATGAAATAAATGGCATTTACAAGCACAATAGACAACAGACCACACACAATGGGTAACTTAATGATGATAACTGGGACTTTCGCAAATGACAGTTCCAGCACTGGCGGAGATATAGACGTATCAGGTATTCTTGCCGACGTAGTAGCAGCAGGTGCAAACGGAAACGCACCCGGCGCAACGGACATGGAGATAGACGGAACGACTTCCACTACTCTTACTCTTGTGACCGCTGCTAACCTCGGCGGCACTTGGTGGGCTATGGGTAACCGCTCTTGAGGCGGTGACCTAGATGGCTAACCTAACACCGAAGTACAAAGTCGTCGGACCCTTCTCACCGAAGGAGTTCAGTGACACGTCCACGCTGTCAACGACCATAGCGACTGCTGTGGGTACGTTGGGCGATGCTGCTACTACTAGCAGTCTCATAGCATCGGACCCTTTTACGGTCTTAGGCAATGTCTACATACTGGTGACATACGTTTGATGGTGAGGGGTATGCATGGGTTTCGAGTTGAAAGAACTTGATATCGAAGACATATCCAGAGCACAGAAACAAAACGTACGTTCTGACATACACTACGACAGCGGTGTGGTTGGTGACAACCCAGACCCGATGAAGGGCACTGTTCGAAAGCAGCACAAGAGAGTCAAGGACATCGCTGACATCATGAACATAGGAGCAGGCACGAGGTGCAAGCACTGTGGGTTCCTACACTTCATGTGGAGGGAGACATGCGGTGCATGTGACAGACCGATGGAGTACAACCTAGGAAACAGGAATGAGGAGGCAAGGCTCTAATGCCACAGATATTCAGCCCCGGAGAACCTGAGACAAGACCACTTGACCCGGATGCCCTCTTCTACACCACACCACAGAAAGTCGCTGACTTGCTAGAGATTGGCCCCCAAGAAGCAGTGGCGATGTCAGCAGACGCTGGTACTACAGGGGTTTTCGTCACTGGCACTGATTTCCGCAACATTGGATTCGCAGTAGGAGACACGATTCTGATTTACAGCGATGCCGACCCCCTCGGTCTTGATAGGGTAATCACCGCAATAACCTCCAACATCAATGGCGTCAGGCTCGGATTCGCTGACTCCATAACCGACACTGACTATCAATTGGCTGACAACCCGTTCGTACAGAACAAGGCCTCCTTTACAAACGGCAGCACTAGAGGCATAACGTATGACAAGGTGAAGCAACTCATCCTACGTGCACAGGACAGGATAGACAACACGACACATAACTCATGGAGACCGAACCTAGTCTCCGCCGAGTACATCAACTTCGATACCTACAAGCCCTACAGGAGGAGGTACTACACGGACTACGTCGGTACTGCTCCACTGCTGTTTAGAAACATACAGCAATTGCTACGAGTCGAACTGTGGCAGGGTGATGACTACAGGGAGATAGGGGCTGCTGAGTTTCGTATCAAGATACCAGACGACCCACGCTCGTTGTCTGGCTCCATCGTCATTTCTCCCGGCAATGGTACTGCGGCTACGCTTACGATAGGAACGTCAAGCACACAATGGAGGGCAGACTTCGACAAGATAACCACAGCACAGAATCTTGCTGACCTCATCAACAAGGAGGACCGAGTCAACAAGGCAGCAGTTGAGTTCGCACCCACATTCAAATTAGAAGGAAGCACATCCAACGTCGCTCTGCACAACGAGTTCCTAGCAACTGCGAATGCGGACTACGGTAGTGGGCAAGTCAAAGTCACTAGCATGAGGTCCACCCAAGCAGGGGAGTCTTGTAGCGTAGTCGTGACGGACAGTAGTATTGAGATAGACCAAGTGGCGACCAAGACAGCAGTCGTCAGCAACGCTACCACGACTGTCCTGACTGTGAACTCGACATCAGGCTTCGCGCCTGCTGGAGTACTATCCGTTGGCGACACGGCTATCAGATACACAGGCAAGACGGCTACGACATTCACTGGTTGTGCTTCTGTCGTAGGCTCCTCAGTAGACGATTTGAATGGTCTTACTGTGACACAGAACTTGCTCCAAGTAGATTTGCAAGGTGGTAGTTCTAGCGGTGATAGGGCAAGGCTCCGAGACTATTGGGTCGACCACGAGATGGGTATCGTCTACTTCAACAACTCATATCCATTCTTCGAGTGGAACGCAATCAAGGTCGCCTACGTATATGGTGAGCGATACGTGGAGAAGGCAATCGAGGACGTCTGCACCAAGATGGTCGCCATCGAGTTGCTGATGAGCGACGACAGGAGCGTCCTCATACCAGAGGGAACACAGAACGTGGACCTCGCATCTAAGATTCAACTCTACAGACAGGATATCGACAGAACCCTACCTCGATACATAGAGGTGATTACCTTTGAATAAGGAAATGGAGAGAATAGTCTATACTGAATGGAAGAAGCAACTAGACTCAGAACTCTCACAAGGGGAGGCCCAACAAGAACTGCAAAGAGCAGTGAGGGAGGGCTCCAGCGATTACAGGGAGGCTGTTGAGAGGACAGAGAGGGGGTTGGACGGCGATGACCTCTCCATGGAGCAAGAGACCTTTCTGAAGGAGAGGGTGGACCGTCGCATGATGACCGAGTCACCAACATTGACCCAATACAACCTACGCAACGAGGGTGGTAAGATAGTGGTTGACCACGATGCCTATGACCGTCAGCGCAGGAAGAAAGAGTTCATGGAGTTCTAAGCATGGTAGCGACGTTCAAGGAAGGCATTGATGTCGTTATCGACGTACTCAAGGACAACTGGAACAGAGGTAACACCGACAATTACAAACCCGTAGTGATAGACATAGCAGAGACGGGGCCCGAGAGGGGCAAGCGTCTGGATTTAGAGAAAACTGACTACATCCTCGTGTTCGAGACAGCCCACAACGAGGAGACCCCCGAGTTGCTCTACGACTTCGTCACGACGAGAATCAACATCACAGTGGACATGCGTACCATGAGGAGTCGTGAGCATTTCCAGAAAATGGAAAACGAACTCAGAAGGTGCATACACCTGAAGAGGCAGGGTGACGGAACCAACTTCGATAGATTGGTCTACAAAACGAGGACGGATTTGTCAGATAGGAGCAAAAAACTCTTTAGAATGACCTTCCAAATAGAAGTTATTATCTTTGCAGAAGCAATCCCATGAGGTGAGAGGAAGCCATGCCATCGACAGTTTATCGTGGAGATTTGTCCGAAGTGACGTTTGGGCACGAGTCTGCCATACGCCTAGAGCACGACTATGCAGGTTCCTTCAAGTTCACTGCCTCCTTCGAAACTAGCGCCGATGCTGCCAATGCACCACACCGAGACTTGGTCAAAGACACCAGTGTCATAGTTCTTAGCGGCGGGGCTGCGAACTCACCAGTGAACAGCGGCATACTTGAGTTCCCAAATGGCATGTTGGTCGGTAGCAAGGTCATATTCTCTATCGCATCGACCAGTTCCAATTGGTCACAGGATGATGACTATGGAGATAGTGGCAGGATGTACACAATCATCAAGCAGGAAGTCTCTAATGACTCCAACAACGACAACGATGGTAAGACGGAAATCACGGTCACTCCTGCTTTGAAAACAGACCATAGTTCCGCTGACAAGGACTCCGAGGCAGGTGATGTCATGACCATTCTATCCTTCACAACCCCTACCATTGACGTCGATATGACGCATGACGATGCTGCGAATGCCTCTTCTGAAAGTGTGCTGACCGACCAATTCGTTGGGCTGGTGAGCACAGTCTCTCTTCCTGAGACGAAAGTCGACCTCAAGAGATACCATGTGGTTGGTCTCGGTAGGGATGTAGCGGTTCAGGTTCCGGGCAGGTTCATCAACACTGGAGGCTCCTTCGAGTGCAACATACACAACGGTCGATGGTTCTACTACTGCTTAGGACATGAGGTTGTAAATGCAGACAGTGTGAGGCAACAGGGCCACGCGAGTGATACATATCAACTAGCAGCAGCAACCGAGGCTGGGACGTCTTTCATCACCTTCGACAGCAGTGGTAGCACCAATCCCAGAATACCAGCGGATGGTGGTGTTGCCGCTGACCTGAAAGTAGGAGACTACATCTTCATCGATGGTGTTGATAATACAATCGACAGAGTCGATGTACAGACATACAGGGACACTGGTGTTGGTGGTGACCTAGAAGCAGACGCATGGCCTAACGTCAACGCCACTCAGATAATCGACAAGGCAATCAAAGAAGAGGTAAGGAGAATAGTAGCCATCAGCATGTCCGGTGGCGCTGCGAAGGTATGGTTGGATGACCCCCTCCACTATGCCTATGAGAACGACAGTCCCGTCTACTTCGGTAGATACGCGACAGATTCATCCAACGGAAGCCCACACAGGAACAAATCCACTGGTGCCCTAAGCAACCCCATCAACCACTTGTTCTTCTCTCGCACCACCGTCCCTTCCTTCGCAATGGAGGTAAGCGTGAGAAGAAGAGACACAGACAGCAATGCTGGCACGTTTGACGGTGGTACCACGGACTCCAAGCAACTCACTCGTGTCTTCAGGGGTTGCAAGGTCAAGGACTTCTCCCTCACTGCTGATACGGACGCTGCGCTTCGCATGACGGTCAACTTCGACTCTGCGCTATGCTATACCGATACGGGTAGGTTGGAGGGAGCAGCAGCCACAGCCACTCTCACTGCTCTTTCCAAGTCAGCAGGAGAGGCCAATACACGTGTCCTAACGCTCAGTGATGGCACAAATACCGTTAATTTCGCTATTGAT